CGTCACTTCTGCGGCGTGCATCTCTTGACGCAACGTGGACGTCAGTTGAACGACTTCCTTCTGAATGAGGTCGTCCTTGTGTCGAACTCTAAACCGCGCGCCGTGTGGGTGCTTCTGAGCCTCCTTGAGGGTCAGCTCGACCGTTCCCTTCCATTCAAAGGTGATGAACGGCTTGGGATTTGGCAGTTCGACGAACTGAACGTCGAAGTGGTTTCTGTCCTCAATGTCCCACAGCAAGAATCCGTGAACCTTGTCTTCGGCATAGTTCTGTTGAACTGTCGAGCCAGGATACGCGATCCAAGGACGTAGGGCCTTGATCTTGACTTTCTTCTCTTTGCTCACTCGATCACCTCGGCACCCGGGTACTTGCCGATGTCAGACTCGTTGATCGTGAGAGTCGAATCGCGGCCACCAAGGTATTGGGTCTTGTGGATGTCACCCAACAAGCAGAAATCGAAACGTTTGAAGTAGTCGACCGTTAGACCCTCTTCGATGAGCCAGTCGGTCTCAGTCACAGCTCCCCAGACGGGACCGTGATAGCATGCGATGTTGATCTTGCCTTCAACAGGATGAACTTCGTCCCAACTCTCCTCATCAAAGAGGCTGAAGATGCACCAGTTGTAACCGGGAGCGAACTCGTAGACGCCACTCTTCTTGTAGAGGTGAATCTTCGGGTTCTTCAGTGCATCAACGATTGGAGAGACGGCGTCCTGGCGTGAGAGGTTGACGAGGTTTCCGTCGTGGTTTCCCAGCGTCAGGTGAACCTCCGCCGCTTCCGCCAACGTCGACAACCACCAGCTCATCTGTTCGATGTACTCTGGCGAGATGCCTGACGTCTTGGTGTGGAAGATGTCCCCACCGACGAAGATGTGGTCAGCCTTGCGTTCTTTCACCTGCTTTGCGAAGGCAGTGAAGACCTCACGATACTCTTCGTGTCGTGAAAGGCCGCGCCAGTGGATATCCGCAATATGTGCGATTCTAAGCATGCAGTACCTTTACACAGTACTGCACGGCTAGAAGCTGTACAAGATCAATCGGTTTGGCCGCTCGTGTTCATCTGAGGTTCGCTGAGTTCATCATCGCTAGTGTCATCCCAAAGATGACGCTGAACGAGATAGTGCTCTACCAGCTCCTCGATGATGATCTGGCGCAATCTTGACTCAGACAACAGCGGCATGGCAAACCGTAAGTATGCCTCAGAGATTGACTCTGCACGCATGTTCGAGTTTGTCGAGGAACGTCTGTTGCCAATCGAATGGCTGAGCCTCGGCGAGCGCCGCCTTAAACTCTTGCTTGCTCATCTCGCCAGGATCGCTTGGCACGTTGACCATGATGACGTCGATGTCATAATCAGCGAGCTTCTTCGCAAGCCTCGGAGTCTTCGTCACCCGCATGTCTGCGTCCATTGCCAGAGCGATTGGCGTTCCGTGAGCAAGGATCGAGTTGAACAGAGCTGATTCTTCGTTCAGGTCACTGCCCAATAGCGGAACAGCATTGTCACCGCACTTCATCATGTCGAACGAACCTTCACACAGAACCAGCCTCTGTGTCCAGTCAACGTTGATCTCGTTGAAGATGACATGTTTTCTATCGCCCGTCGGTGCTTCGTACTTGGGCCTTCTGAACTTGTCGATCGCCCTTCCGACGTACCAGTTGAGTTGACCTTTTGCGTCGAAGGACGGAACGATGACTCTTCGCCTCCACGCGGGATCTTCACTGTACCCGAGCTTGTAGAACCAAAGATCTCTCTCGCTGACCTTACGTGAGATGAGGTACTTTCGCATTGCCAAGACGTCTGGATCTCGGATGCTGCCGTTTGCGAAGAGCCTGAAGTCACTCGGAAGTGCTAGCTTCTGTTCCTCGACGATCATGATGTCGAGACAACGTGACTTGTACTCCGACTCGGGCATGAACCGATCGCGATACTCGATCAGCAGAGCCTGCGTCCCGTACTTCCTTATCAAGGGTGCGAGGGTACGTGCTTTGTAACCGCAGACCCAGCAATGCACACGATCGTCTTCAGTATGGATCGCTAGCTTCTTCTTGCTCGGGTCCTTCGGCGCACAAATCGGACACCTGACGTCGAAGTTCTTACAGTTGCGGGCCATTCGGCCTGAACCGAAGACCGCTTCGTAAAATTTGACCTTGTCTGTGAGTGTGATTACCGCCACTGCGGCTAAACACTACTACGTCCGATGGACGCAGGACATCGTCACTCTTCGTTTGCCTTCTTGGACTTCCGAGGCTTCTTCGCAGGCGGTTGGACAGGCCCGTTGACTGCAGCCGCACGCGCGATGACGTAAGCGTCACATGCATCACGACTCCAATCGACCATTTTCCCGCTCTTCTTCAATGGCCACTGAACGTGTTTGAGATCGTTCGCAGCCATGTGTGCGAAAACTTGTTCCTTCTGAGGACCGCCGATTACGGTGCGTGTCAGCTTGATGTTACAGAGCTTTCGTGCGTGAGCTGAGCCAATGTATTCAGGTTCGGCCTTGAACGTGTTACGTGCAATGTAACTGACAATGCCGTTGAAACGCATCAGAGTCGAGATCGTCTGTGCACTTGACATTCCGGGCCGGAAGCCCATCAGCGGTTCTTCGAGGACTACACGATCAGGACACACCGGTAACCTCGACGCGTCGGCAAATGATCCCCTGATCATGTCTGTAAGGTATTCGGACACCTTATCGGCCTTATCCCACAGTGTCTTACAATCCTTGAATTCGATTGCTTCAAGAATCAAGATGTGTGAACCCTTGTCATCGGGCTTTACACTAGACTCGATGACACAGACGCCAGTACAACTTGTGCTTACATCTAATCCGAGTATGATGCTCATGAATTTCTTTCGGGACATGTACTACGCTTGTGTCCAAGTTGTCGACAGAATCCACAACGTTGATGTCCGTATCTTTTACCAAGAGTGTTCGTGTTACCCAACAGACTTTGACCAATCGCTTTACGATGATCATCTGAAAGTGTTTGTCCCTTGTTGGGCGCAGATCGACCCTTCAATTTTTGACTTCGACTAAAATTTGCTTCTTGATGTCGTGTTGAAGAAGCCATTCCAACACTAATTTGTTGACGGTGTTCGACAGATAAAAAACGTCCTTGAAGAGCCAGGCTTAGCGCGGGAACTGAAACACCTGTCTTAGATTTGCGAATCTTTTCACGTGTTTCATCGCTAGCAAATCGACCAGCCGTACCCTCACCACCTTTCGTGAGATTACATCCAATATCGTCTTGGTCATCATGAGAATGATTAGTTGTGAACGTTTGCATCACCGCGATCTGTTCAATTTCCCAAGCACAAGCTTCTTCATTGAACACAGGGCCAACGCAAACTTCGATTCGTAAACCATAGCGTTTGACGATCGCATGCCATTTGTGATTGCGACGTTTGTGACTATGTGCACGGCCTTTCAACCCTTTACCAACGTTGAAACACCGCGGTGGATCTTCAAGTGTCCAGTGTTTGTAGCCAAAGAATTTTGCAACACGCATGAATGATCTTGTCTCATCGGTGTCATTTGTAAATGGTCACTCGAGTGACCCACGTAAACTCTACTTGAGGAGACCTAGACCCTTCAATTCGACTTCCGTCATCACCACGAGGGTGACACCGTGTTCCAGACACCATACTCCTGCAGCCTTCAGCTTCTTTTGCACGGCCACCTGAAACACCCTCTTCGAAGGCTTGATCTCGACCAGCTCGCTGCGGCCATCGATCCATTCGACTTGAAAGTCCGGGTAGTACTTCCGCATCTTACCCGTTCTGGTATTGCTCAGATACGGGATTGCGATGCTCTCATACGACCACGTGAAGACGTCCTCGTTGTCATCGAGGTACTTCATGTACGCGAGTTCCCACCCCGACCGGTATTTGAAGTCGGCGTTCGTACGTGTTGAGGTGTACGTACCTGTGATGTAGTGACCCCTACGACCGTTCTTACGACGCCTTCTTTTCCTCACAGTGCGCACCAGATCACCAATCGTACTTAATTTTGAAAAGTAACCGATCGCCAGAGCGCTTCATGATCGGTTGAGCCAACGTGGTCTTCATCACAACGTTGAAGTCCTTGTCGTGGAAGTTCAGACCGGTGACGTACACGAACTCGTCTTCTGTGTCGTTCGGGTACCCATTTGGCGCGACTGCAGCAAAGTTCGGGTTGCTCGAGCTGTTCAGTTGGTTGTTGGGTGCGAAGGCATCGACCTTCATGACGTGAACGTGTTGCTCGCCGCGGAAGTCTAGATTGTACTGATCTTGACCGAAGAAGAACACGTGTGGATTCTTGACCACAACGATGCCTTCATCGTAGTAGATGTTGCCGACGCTGTTCCACGTCGAAGCACTGGTGAGACAGTCGGCGCGGTAGACATTGCCTCGACTATCGTCTTTCAGGGTCATCTTGACGGCGCCGTTGCTTCCTGATAGTGAGCTGTCCTGTAGTTGCAACGTTCCAGGCTTCATCTTGAACCCGTAGAACATGTTGCTGATGTCGAAGAACGTGACCTGATTCGACGAACCGTCCTGGGTTCGCTGGTAGATCGTCAGCGGCGCGCCGGCCTCAACGTCGCTGCCAGAGACGATGTTCCTCGAGTAGTTGTTAAATGCAGGGCCGGCGTTAGCGAACGGTGACTCTGGCGTGTGACCGATCTGAATGTCGGTGTAAGCGTTGACGTCTGTCGCAAGCTGCGTGCCATCGTCAAATGCTGAACCACCGAACAGCAAGCTGGCGGTGTGAACCATGTCATCGAGATGAACGAAGCTCAGTTCTTCGACTCCAAGGTCATCATAGGCACGACCGAGCGTTTCTGATGCAAGCAACTGGAACTGCGGCACAAACAGGCCGTCGTCACATGGAAGAATAGTCAGATTGCGTTTGACTACAAATGGTTGCCTGTAGAGGAATTCATTGCAGCTTTGTGCGTCTGTCGACGTTGTGATTGCGACGCCGGTGAGATGGTGTAGCAACGGGAAGACGTTGCCTGCAAAGTCACGAACGTAGTTTTCAAGGTTGATGTAGTGACCACCGACGCCAAACGACAGTGCAACGCTGAATGGCGCCGTTGTTGAACCATCGATTTCTTGGAACGGCGTCACGAGAATGCCGCCGCGATCACCGACAAACTGCCTATACGGCGTGTCGGTCACAAAGAACGGAGGAACGTAAAGTGCAAACGTGTTGTCAAGGAACGTCGGTCCCATGCTTGCAGAAGCTGCGATGTCATTGTTCGACAGGTAACAACGTCGAATAGCAACATCATGGAGTTCTGCATTTAGAGGATGGTTGAACGAGTAACCCGTTGGTGCGTCTACAGCAACTTGACCGATGAGTTCGTTTAAGCCTTCACGAAGTGCAGGGTCTGTCGCGAAGAAGTTCGCCATCTCACCTGCACCAACATTTTTGCCTTCGAAGAAGTTTCCCATGGCAAGAACTGTCGCTTCACCTTGTGTAGATCCCAAAGCAAATGCAAGAGGTGCAATGGTTGATGAAGGAACGCAGAACGTGCCACGATCAACGCCGTCGATGTTGAACGAACCGGTACCATTGTTGATGTCCTTCGTTCCCCATCTGACAACGACGTGATGCCAGTTGTTGAACTTCAGAGCATTGTCGTCTGACAGAAACACGAGGTTCGCAGGTGCGAATCCTCTGAGGCTTCCGGTCGCAATGCCACCAGAAACGAATGTTGCGGTGTTGCCACTCGCCCGTAGCATCGAGGGAGGAATGTCAGCTGAATGACTCAGTTGAAGCTGAAGTCTGTAGCACTGCGCTCGACCATTGACATCTTTGGACGAACCTGACACGAGTGACAGGGCGTACGTCGAAGACAAGTGAAGTATCGTTCCCGCCTTAAAGATGCCGTTCGGGCTATCCTGCTGATAACGAGGGTTGATATAGAAGTCGAAACTGAACGAACCGCTGGGCGTGTAACTTCCGCTAAAGTGCCCTGCGTTGTACGTGAGACCCCCGTCACCAGCGTCAAGGTTCGGGTATAGAATCGCGCTGTCTGATGGCACACTCGAGGCCGTGAAGAAATTCAGGCAGTTGTAGTTGCTGTACGCCCAATGTGCGGTCGGATAAGACGTCCTGTAGTACGTCTGCAACATGTCCTTGACGACTAGTTTGCGTGCAGTGTTGCTATTGTAATCAAACGGCGGTGTAAATCGCCTAACATCCAACGTCTGCAATGTACGTCGAGAGACTGCGGCGCTCGTGACCTTGTCGAGATATGACTCGATCATACGTCCAAAGAGACCTTGCATCTCAGGAGACGATCTGGCCGTACGACCGGCATACTGCGCTTGTCGAAGCGTTTCAGTGATGTGAGAATCGTCGTGAGCCGAGTCAACGAATGAAGAATCTGGTTGGAGATCCTTCTGCAAATGCGACCGTCTTGCAAACAGATAGACAGAACCCGTCACACCTGCTACCGAACTGGACGTATACGACCGGATCGGGTTGGTGATGACAGTGAAAGTTTCTACGTCTGAAGGGTCGACGCGGTAAATCGAAGGCATCGGTCTCCAGCGTTAACTATACCCCGTCGTCGTTGCCCTGACCAGGGTCGTCTTCGTGATCACCCTCAACGAATCCGTTGCAGAGCTTTTCAGACGAAGGAAGTCGCTTCCAATAGCCAGAATCATGTGGTAATGACATCCCACAAGAATGAAACGTACCAACGTATCCCTGGCCACACCAGCAGATCTGGCGTGTTTGATCGCAATCGCATGGCCCACTATGCACACATGCCAACGACTCGTGTTTGCATGCGCAAGTTCCACACAGAGGACATGCGCCTCCACACATCGCGCAACGGATGCAACCGTGCGTTGACATCAGAAGTCGAGTCGGACTCGGAATGTCAGGTCGCGTTCAGAGCTCTTCTGCACCGGCCGAGACAACTTAGCGACGGCGAGGAGGTTGTCGTTCGCATCGTACATGCCCACGCTCGTGATGTAGGTGAACGACTGTTGAGTGTCTTCCTGACCGACGTCGATGACGACGATTCGGTTGGTCGTGTCCGTGAAGGTCGGATTCGATGAGTAGTTGAACTCGTCGGCCGCTGCACGGCAGAAGATGAGCGTGCTGTTGATGTTCGTCACGTTGGCGAACGTCATTGCAGATTGGCTTCCAGAACCGAGCCGGCATCCAGCGATGTGGTCGATGATGTTGTCCATCGATGCGCTGACGACGAAGTCAGGGATGAACTTTGAGCGCAGAGAGTTCTCTGAGAGTGGGCCGCCCAGTACCTGGACGCCAAGAGGCGACATGGAATCGATTGCGCCCGACATGTACTGGCTGGCGCTCGTGACTTTCGCGAGGTCAAGGACGAGGATGCCGCGGTCGTAGAACATCAGACCGACAGTTCGCGCAGTATTGGCGCTGTCAACTACATTTCCAACCTGACCACCAAACGTAGTCAACTTGCTTGACGCCGCTCCGACGTCGGTGTAGATTGCAGAACCAGAGACCGACGTGACATTGAGATTCGTTCCCCAGACACCGTGTGAACATCCACCAGAACCGGTCAATGAAGTCGTGTATGGAGCTTCCTGTGCGTTAGGACCGACTGCAGACGCGGACTGGAAGAACCTCATTGCAAATGTTTCACGCTTGATCTGATCTCGAGAGAACAGACGTTTGATCGCAAAAAAGCATGCGACATCAATTTTATCAGTTGCAGTTGCAGAATCCAACGGCGCAGCAAATGACAAATCTGCGTCGCCTAGAAGGGCTGCCGACATCTGACGATAGACGTCCATCTTTTCACGCATCATGATCGATGATGACGGGAACAGTTCCTTGCCTGCAGCGTCAGTACCAGTTTGGCTCGACAACACCGTCGTTCCGCCAGGAAGCAGACCAACCGTCATGTCGAAGACGGCATTTGCAGTCTGCAACGTGAAGTCTTGGTCGTAGACCGTTTGAAACAACGAACTGGTTACACCAGGTCCGATGCCTCCGGTGACGAACACCTGATACTTGCGCCGTGATGTTGAGCCAGAGATGTCTTCTTGAAGGACATCAATGAGCTGATTCAAGAACGATCGCGCCGTCTTGATGTCGCTTGGTAGGATCTCTTTGAAGGTCGCCATTGTTCAGGTTGCTCCGATCACAGGTTCTTATCGATGACAACGGCAATGTCCTGGACTGCACCAGATTGGACACCCGTCACCTTCATATAAGTCTTGATCTTTGTCTTGTCTGCAGTCGTTCCGTAGACAGTAAACATCGCGTCAGTCAATGACTTGACACTCAACGTAAACTGAACGCTTGAACCACCGAATGCGTTTTCGGCAGGCGAGCGGGTCAAGATGTACGTGGCTCGCTGGTTGCCGTCCACATTTTCGGGTGTGTTCTTCAGAATCTGTAGGAAGAGGTTGGGAACGTCGATGATGAACGTCTGATCTCTCAATTCGACGTCGATGGACGTCTCGTTCTGGATAGACTGTTGTACCGTGACGTTTGCCGTCTTCTGGGCATTCCTACCCACGGTGACAATGCCATCGAGGCCGCTAACGTTTGCGTCACCTGACAGTGACATCACAGGCAACCGAAGCAAGTTCGGATTGCTGACGCTGATGAGGCGATACTTCTGTGCGATTGTCTGATTGGTCAGAGCCTCGAAAACCGGAGTGTTCTTCTCGATCTTTTCGCCGCCGATCGTACGACCGTACTTTGCGACCACGCCGTAGTTGACCTCATCGTCACCCAACGCGAACTTGTGAATCGAGAAGGAACCATCGTTCCTCGCCAAAAATTGTCTTCCAACATCTGTGAGGACAGCATCGAGTATGATATTGTTCGTCGACGAATCAAGAAATCCCATAAGTACCTGACTCCATTACGCTTTTTCTCAGTTCACCGATCGTCAAATTGCTTCGACGGTACGTGACACCGGCCACGTATTTCAGATTGTACTTCTTCCGTGCTCCGGTGAGAATCCGTGCACCTAAACCGGTAGCCTTCATAGCGTCTTCGACAGATAGGTATGCGACAACGCACGTCCCTGCCATGTCGTAACCAAACACAGGCTTCTTCTTTTGTGAGCGAAGCGCTGCATGTTTCGATCGTTCAGCGTCAGTCCACGTTTTTCCCACATTAGGCCCTGGCAATCCCTTACAACCGGCAGAAATCGCGGCTTTATGTTCCTGCGTCAGAACCTTACCGCGATGAGCAATAGATAGTTTTGCCTTTGCCGTTTCGTTCAAAGGCCCTTTGCGACCCCACGAAATTCCAGCGAACGGATGTTCTACGCCCTTTTTGCGTCGTGACCTCATCAGCTCGCCGTGTCCGGACTCGTATCGCTTCTTGGCCGCACTCGCCAGTCTCTTACGACCGTCTTCTGTCATCGTGTGGCCTGAGGTTCCCTCGCCGCCTTCGGTCATGTTGTAACCGTTGAGGCCAAAAGTTCCAAGCTCAAAGACAAACTGCTCTTCAAGAAGACCCAAGTCGCCTTCCGAATAATGCGTTCCTGTTAAGTCGAGCAAGACACTCCACGTGAATGCATCAGCACCATATTTTCGAATGGCACGGTGAAAAAGCCACGGGCACCCATTCTTTGCATAGCGAAGATGCTCATCGACACGTGCTTCCAGCGGGCGCTTCGTCTTCCCCACGTAGCCCTTGCCGTTCGTTCGATTGTGTGCCAAGTACACGATCATTGAAGATTTTCCTTCACCCATTCGATTGCCTGCGCCGGCGTCGACACTGCGTGTATGTGACCGTCGTGTTCGATCAAGACACCAGCAGTCGTCGTCCAATTCAGGCTCGTGCCTCGTGGAATCGTAGATGCCCACCAACCGCCCTTGTTGTCCGGGCCGAAGTCACACTTCATCCCCAGAGGTTTGAAGTGATCGTTCAAAGCTCGGTACATGTCTGTCGCTTCTTTGAAGCCGTCGCTCATGTTTGTTCCTTGACATCTACCGTCTCACCTGTCTTCGAGAATCGAACGACCATGTGTCCATCGTCATCCATCGGATAGAGCGGCATGTAGAAAAATGCCGTACGAACGCACGGTTCTTCGATCATGTTTCTGAGCTGTTCTACCGCGACATTGACCTGCTCTTCGAACTTCGCATCAGGGATGTCAACCCGGTACGTGTGAACGCACGAAAGGTGTGTATCCACACCGTAGCCACCTGCAGCCTCTGTGTAGTAGATAAATGCCGGTGCAGTGACAGCACGTACCTTTACGTTTGACGGAAGAATTTTCTCGAGCCTCGCGAAGACGGCTTGGTTGAGCTCGTTGAGCTGCGTCTTGTTGTTTCGAGCCACTTCAGGCGAGTGGTACCGACTAGCATACGTCTCGAAGTTCTGCCAGATCTGCTGGAACGTGTTCATGTGATTCATCCTACACCTTCGCGTCACGAGTGGCTACGCTGCAATTTGCGTTTGGGGCCGAACTGCACGTTAGGGTAGGAGATCGTGCGTTGTGATGCTGTCAGACGATCGTCGATCGTAATGTTGATGTCCTGACTCTTCAAGTTGTCAACGTTGATGAACTGAAGCTTGTAACTTCCACCCGACTGTTTGGTCATGATGACCTTGCGTTGCCGGTTGTTGTCATCGTAGATGTAGTAGTACTCGGGATTGAAGAACACCTTCATGCGCTTGCTGTGAGGACCAGCAACGTTGATCGTGTTTCTGAAGAGATCACCTTCGAGGTACAGGTTTGGGTACGGCTTTGGAGCACCTGTGTGACTGACGAGCTCCTTCTGAATCTTGTTCTTGAACCGATCGAACCAGACGCGATACTGCGCACCGTAGTTGCTTGTCAGACCGTGGGCGTCAATCGCTGCGACGGTGTAGATGTAGGCCTTCTCTGACGAGAAGTTGTTGTCTTTGCTGAACTCGTCATCGATCCAGAATGTGGCTGGTGATGTCAGTCGCTCGACGAGCGAGTTGTCGGTAGTCTCAGGACTGGGGAATGGGACGATTGAATCGTCGAAGTTGTACGCCTTCTGCAACTCGAAACAGTGATTGATGTCCGAACGCCTGAAGACCTGGAACTGCTTGATGTCACGTTCACTAGTTACGGGGAACGCCCACGTCACCATCAGCTTCGCTGTCTCGTAGTTCCAGACAAAGTTGATGTCTGCGGGCGGAGGAGGACTGTCGAGCTTCAGAGTTGAAACGTAGATCTTATTCGACGGCTTGCTGCTGACCAACACCTTGATCGTTGCGACGTCTCCGTTGTCGTCATCGATTGCCGGCATCGTCAGCAATGCGATCGTCCTGATGGTGTAGCAGTACCTTGCGTTGAATTTGACCTGAAAGTCGGCCGTGATTCCTGCGTGAGGACTGTCGATAACGATGGGAGGATGTGACTTCGTTGAGCCATCGTGCATGATCTCGAACTTGTCGATGATGTAGCCCACGATCTCAGAGCCATACTTCTCGATGTGTGCCGCAGTCGAGTGTCTCTTCGCCTTGACGAACGGAACGAACGTCTTGAAGTCTTGTTCAGAAACAGCGGGTGAAAATCGCTGATTAACCGCATGTTGCACCTGCTTCGTGTAGGTGTGCATGTTGACCATGTCAGGACCTTGCGACGCGCCGGGGTCGGCGATCGTTCTGTTCACCATGTCATGGATGAGTTTTGCGTTGATCTGCGTGTTGACGCCGACTGTCTTCAGACGACTGAAGTAGCTGCTCAGATAGCGCGCTGACACGAGCCTGTTTGACATGCCACCTCGCATGCCTCTGTCTGAGTAGAACGTTGCGCCGTACATGTCAGGTTGAATCATCGCCTGGTAAATCAGGTGCGGCGAGATGCTGTTCGGAAGCTGCGAGACAAGACGTTGCGCAGACTTGTACGGGCTCGTGTTCGAGTCAGACTCTTCTTCGAGCGACTGTTGCACGATCGTTCCAGAGACGAGCTGGTGAATCTTTTCGTCGACCGTACCATCATGAAAGTGAACTGAAACGTAGTTGTTCGTAGCAAAGTCATCTTCATTGACGACTTTGTCGATGTTGTTGAGAATCAGCGAACCGTCCTGTTCGCCGGTTGTTCTGAAGGCGTTGTTACGCTGAGCTTGCTCACTCAGCAAGTTACCAACGTCTGCAAGTTTTGGCAACGCCCAGTTGAACCTTACGAATCGAGGTGCACGAGTGATTGAAAACTGCACGAAGCTCGAGTCAACTTCTGCACCAGGGCGTGAAAGGATGTTTGACGGAACACCTCCCGTTGCATTCACGCTCTCATCTGGGACAAAGAAATTGTAGTAGTACGTTGCCATGAGTTCTTTGACCTCAGGAACGTCTACAACGTAGATCTCTTTTGATGGTTGAGAGATGCTCATCAGACTTCGTCCTCGCCGAACGTCTCGATGGTCACAAAGTACTTGTCTGCAACGAGATCGCCTTGCGTTTTGTCACGATCACGGAACTTGAAGTTGTTGATGTTCGGCTGCGCTCGTCCCTGTGAGAAGCCACGTCCGCTCAACACCTGCTCAGCCACTAGCAGATTTCCGGCGCCCTTGAATCGAGCCGTCACGGTTGCGCTGTCAGAATCTGCAGAAACCACATCACCGTGCTTGATGAGAAGGTCGAGTGCCTGCTTGCCGTACGGCGTTTCAATGGTCTTCGGCACGTCGATCTCAAAGCTGTGTGGGTCAACAACGATATTGAAGACTCTGTCGAACTGCTTTGGTGTCATGACGCGGCGATTGATGGCGTTGATTGACGACACGTTGCTCAACGTGTTTGAAAAGTGATCGAAGAAGTGGAAGTTCTGCAGCAACGCATCTGTGTACCGAGACGTGATCTTATCAAGGTTTGATGCAGCAGGTGCTGGAATCAGCTTGGCAAGTGAAACAGCGGAGTTCACGCTGACTGTCTCTCTAAATTGCGAAGCGACGGAAATTTTGCCTGCGATGCCAGCCGCGTTGCTGGTGATCGGAGACGTGAAGGCCTTGCCATACACGCCCTCAACAGATACTAGCGTTTTGCTCGAGATTGAACCGAACAGAATGCCTCGTCCCGGGGGCTTTGATGGTGCTGGGATCAACGTTGCAGCGTGTGCCGCCGCCTGATCTGTGACGTGTTGGACACCATGATCGACGATTGACTTCACGAAGTCGCTGTCAACTGAAGCGGGCACCTCAGTCATGTGGTAGTTGTACTCTGACACGTTGATGCCTGTCATCAACTTGATGTAGAGCTCAATGATCTGACTGACGACGTGGTTCTGCAGGATCTGTGACTTCTGTGTCGCGGTCAAGAAGTTGTACGTCGAATCATCGAATGCCGCTCGAGCACCTCTGATTCCATCTGTTTGCGCAGTTGCAGTTGATGCATATTCTACGCCGGACGTAATTGATGAGGCAGTGCCGGCATTCACATTCGAATCATAGCACTGCGTCGGAATTGAATTCACGATCTCTGTGAGAGTGGGTTGAACCGACATCGGCAACCACTGACCAGAGATTGACCGCGTGGTAAATCGCGACATCTCAAAGAGGTATCTGACCGGCTTGTAGACGATGTCGTAGTTCTGAACATCGACTCGATACACCGTGATCTGGATGATGTCGTTTTGCTTGTTTTCGAACGAGGCGCGCTTCTGGTCCTGAATTCGAACCTTCTGCTTCAGGCGCTGCGTGAATCCCAGCGGGATGCCGACAGTCATGATTCGCTTGTTGTGGCCACGCTGCGATGCAAAATCGCTTGTGCCCAGGAATCCATACAGAGCATTGCGCGCAGCAGGAGTGACTTCTGATTCGTCCAGCATGACGATCTCTTGTGTCGTCTTGCCGCCGTCATCGTGATACGAACTGTTCTGATTCAAGTTCGGTGATGAACCATTGTAGACAGCTGCTAGCAGATTTTCGACAGTGGACGCGAGAAGCATGATCTGCTGTTCACTGAACAACATGCGCATCATGTCTTTATCGTTCTGCAAAACACTTGCAATCTCGGCAAGTTGTTTCTTTGCGTCCGGACTGTTGAGGTAGTTCGTGGTGCCCTTCAACGAGCCACTCAGTTTTTTCAGAACGTTCGTGACCGTAAGAAGAAGTTGCTGGACGCGAGTGGTCTCGCTTTTGACGCGCTGCTGCAATTCGTTGAATGACAGGCTGTGATTCGTCGACGTCTGTGAGATGACAAACGTAAGAATGCCCTTCGAGAATGCACTCAGGCCGCCGTGTGTTCCGACGATCGACTGATTACTGTATCGTGCGACCATCGAGATCGCGAAGTCAAATGCAGCCATCATGACAACGGTGTCGAGGTAGCCACCGTAACGGGTGAAGCTACTGACCATGGCCGTCGACTTGGTGCGAAACTGCGAGAGAACTTCACTCATGAACAGTTCGATGATGGTAGTCATCTGCGTGCCGGTCTTCAAAGCTGACTTCATGCTGTCAACCGTCAGAGACGACGTGTTCGTCGCCTTGTTGAGACCCTTTGCAGACAAGAACTGAACGCTAGCACGTGTTTCAGGTGTGGTGTTCTTGAGCTCGGTCACCAACTGCTCGATGAGCGAGTCGACAAGAGGAGTGTTGTCACCCTTTGTGTTGGATGTGAAGAACGGAACCCGAACGCTGTAGTTTCTTGAGATTCTAGCCATCGTGTACAGGAACAGGATCGACTTCAATCGATTGTCGTTCCGTGCACGTGAATAGACAGCACCGAGTCTGTCGTTGAGCGCTACAGGAAGAGGAACGCCCGACTTGTTGATCAGCTGCGTAGCAAGGTCATTGACGGTGTCGACTGCCGTGGTCAAAAAGCCTTCTGTGCTAACCCTACCAAATGACAGTGTGCTGCTTGGCCGTGCGGGCGTTGACAGCAGGTTAAGGCCGTCAATGATGACATTCAATTCGTTCTGCTGGTCGTCTACTTCGAGAGTCAACGCTTCGATCGCTTCAGTGTTGAACTTCCTGCCATCTGTATCAAGCACTCGATCAAAGAAGAAGTCGCCTCCTGGCGTCAAAGTTCCAGTGTCACCTTCTACATACTTCGTTTCAAACGTCAGAACACCGACCGCATTTGTCGTTCCTCGTCCAGCAGTGTTCTGTGCCAGTGACACCAGGGATTGATCGTTCGCTGCCGGGAAGTCGGTGATGTTGTTTCCGAAGTTTCCGAAGATCGAATCAAAGACAGTCGTGTTTCCATTCGGTTGCACGCTGAAGCCATAGAAGTTCTGTAGTGCTCGTTGCACCGGTTCGAGAGACAGTCCATACGAGTAACGATACTCTTGCGTCAGGATGTGTGCAAGTCCTGCGATGCGAGCCTCTTCGTTCTTGAAGAACGCGTTCTCATAGATGCTCGTGAATGCCGGCTCGAGCAGACCGATTGACTTTGATGCGTTGCCGACCTCGAGATTGATGAGTTCATCGAGCGTTGGAAGCGCAGGAAGGTTCGATGAGAACCCAAAGTACTTGACAGGTGGCAGCAAGATTGTCGTGGGATTTGCATCGTTCCGCTGGTACGTCGGGTCGATGTCAAGAAGCGCAAGAGAGTGGTGCTTGAGCATCGTTTTCAGTTCTGCAAGGATCTGCATCCAGATCTTTGTTGAAGAGAAGACATTCTTGATCGAATCGGTCGTGTAGCCCATTGCACGCAGCGAATCGATGCAGTCGTACTTCGGAGGAAGATGGGCAGTGACCATCTGCAACAAGACACTGCTTCTGCCTAGTGCCCCTACATTCACCTGTTGTTGAGCGAAGTTCTGCGACATGTAGCCGATCACCTCACCAGGAACAACGGTGTACGTGTCATGTCGTAGATCAAGCTGGTGCTTCTGAGTCTCCAGGATTCGAATCAGATTGAGCAAGAAGCCGGCGTTTGCCTTCAGCTTGTTGAGCGCATCAGTCGTGTCTGAACTACGATTGAAGAATGTAGCGTTGAGCGCCGGGTATCGACTGCGTAGATTGCGAGTGTAGGCGTACGTGTTCCAGTTCGTTAGGTTACGGTACAGAATTTGAGCGTCAATGTACCTGCCGGTGTCCGTCATGTGAGGGTACAGGCCGATGTTGTCATAACCAATGAAGTTGGGCGTCGTGTGACTAACGTCTGCATCGAACAGAGGTTCAAAATTCGTCAGCATGATGACTTCTGGACGTTCTTGCGCGATGCCCGTCAGTTGCTCGTACGGTTGAAACTTAGTAGCAGTGGTGACGTAACCCTGCGTCACTCTAGGGTCATACATTCGACCTGCATCAAGCGTCAACGCATGAGTTGGCATCAGATAGTTGCCGATCGCGAATGGAAGTCTCAACGACGCGCTACCTCCAAAGGCAGAAACGATGCTAGCCAACGATGTCTTGGATGCAACAGCGAGTTCAGAAACTCCTTGCATGATCAATGGCTTTGCTAACACGGCCTCTTTGAGAGCTACGGTCTTGATCTGTTGCTGGACGGCATACGTGCTGGATTTGACAGCGGCTGGCTGCAGGACGACGCTTGCGAAGTTTGCGAATGAACTATTGTTCGCCTTGATGCTGTTGATCATCAGAGATGTCTTTCTACCACTACCGTATTGGTGAACGCTGCTGCGCCGACCGTGTAGTCGTTCGTGATAGGAACGATGACATATTTCAACGATCCTACCTCGTGATGATTCACGGCATGAATGTATTGACAACTGCCGTTTGGGAACTCCGAGTGTGCCTTGCCGATCAGCGTACGAATGCCGTGAACCTCTTTGAACACAAGGAATGAATCTGCTTGACTGAGAGTGCCAAGTGTCTTCCATGTCACAACATTCGTCACTCGATCGAATGCTGACGCTACGGGATCAACGATCTTGACGAGATCTTGGTCAAATGACACTTCAACCATGGTCACAGAACCCACTGCGCCAAAACCCATGGGCTCCTTCGCATAGCGCTGACGTGCCCCAGTGGGCGTCACCAGGATGCCTTCGGTCAGTGCCAGCGGGTGTAGAAACTTTGCCGGGCTCCACGTGTATGACTTCTTCGTCGTCACGTCAATCGACGTCTTGACGAAGGCATTGAACATGGTCTCAGCAGCCCTCAAGAGTGGGTAGATTTCATATCGATAGCGGTGTCCATACTCCAACGGATCGATCGCTTGATTTTTTCTGAGGGCATCGTCGTCAAAGTTAGGGGCTGTTACGACTCCAAAGTACTCACGTTTACCGGTTGTCAGGTCAACTCGATGCACAGCATGTGCAATTAGTTGCTTGAGTTCGTCACGTTGTGCCGTGATGTCACCGTCAAAGTGACTGTCGATTCCAAGTTGTTCTAGTAGACGCTTGACGACATCGATGTTCGTGTCAACAGTTGACGTGCTGATGGTGAACATGACATTCGGCGTTGCATTGTTATCAACGGTCAGATTCTCGATCTTGGTGTCAACTGCTCCCGGCGCTGGTTGAACAAACTCAATCGTCGAATTTCCGAAATCCTGAGTATTGCCATCCTTGTAGATGAGGCGTGCAGAGTATCGATACGTGTTATTTGCAAAGACGCTCGTGTCAATGACCGTGATCAGATCTGTTTGCCGCACATCGTCGCTGACAAGCGCAATATCGTCTCCCACCGTCGAAGGTGAAGAATCAAACGTTGTCAGATTCCACTTCAAAAATTGAACCGCGATGACGCTGGTCGGGATGTGTCTGATTTCGATCTGAATGCCCGTGTCGACAGGATTCGTGACCAACGCAACAGAGCGATTTGACGTGTATCGTGATGGCGTGACAGCGACGTTGGTGTATTCGAATCCCTGCATCGATTGCTTGCCACGAGGGACAACGCGGTACAATGCGGGAGAGTGCGTGGGTTTGTCGACTTGTACCAACAACGTCTGGTCTTGAGCCGTCAGTGGATACGTGCCAATCAGCGTGTACTCATCTGTCTCCGCGGTTGAAATCCAGATCGATTTTTTGAAGACCTGGACTTCTGTAGCGCCGCGATCAACTTGACTGATTTCAAGGTTCACTCGAGACGAGATGTCAGATGCTGCCTGCTTGACCTTAGGTGGTTGTCGGGGTGTGTAGTAGATCTGCAGGTGCTTTGACAGGTCGAGTGTCTTGATGACGGTGTCGATAGGGAGATTGCTCTCTGAATCGATGAGGTCAAACGTGACGAACACTTGCGTGAGCGGAGCGTTCTCCAACATCAGCTTCGAGTTTGGAATCACCACTGTGACAGGAACTTCGAGAATGTCACTCGATGTTGTCTGCATGACGTTGACCATCTCGTTGTCAGACACTTGATCTGATGACGTGGGTGGAACGTTGATGACAGGAGGGAACAGGAAGAAGTTCAGAAGTCGTGCGGATGGATCTGACTTTTCCTCAATGGCGTGTTGTGGCGTTGTCAAGCCAGCACGTGACGTGTGTTCTGACTGCGCACGTGGTGCCAGATTCAGGATGTGCGATGGATCGAGACCCTGACGAAAGATCATGTCATGCATCAAAGCACGAGGGTCTTCACCAAGTGACGATGTCAGCTGCTGTTGAAAGTCAGGGATTGCATACGTGTTTGTGACTCGATGCAAAATGGGTTGTGGATCAGAACCTTGTTTGATGGTACTCGCTTGAACCAACGCAAGACGAGGCTTGTTGAAGCTCTGGATCTGAGACGTGGGCGTCTGAGCGCGCAGCTGGCCGATCGCGTCATTGTTGATGAATGCGGTGATGTCGCTTTCACGAGAGGCAATTTGATAGCGCAAACTAGCGTTGATCGCTGCTTGTGCGTCGATCATCGCGGTGCGGATGTTGTAGACCAACCTGAGCGTGTCTATCTGACCCCGTACAGAGTTTTCCAATAGTGACTTCTTGACGATGTTACGACTGTTCAACGTGACACGAACCCGCGATGCCTTTTTAGCAACGATCTGTCGCTGTGACACTCGATACACGAACTCGAATTGAAGGTCGCCGTTGTCGAGCACCTCGGAAAGGTGCGCAAATCTGTCGTCTACGTCAAGAATGTGTGTCTTGTCTTGCAGCCTGATGTACATGTTAGGCTCTCACTCGAAGACCAGCGTAAAGAGGTGCAAGAACGTGTCGGTGCCTTTTTCGTCGACTTCTACTTTTCCAACGAAGAAGATCTGTGCCACTGGCGCAGCAGGATTTCCCGTCTGGTGGGTGCCGAAATCGATGACGTCAAGCTTTTTGATCGTGTTGTATGCCTTCTCAAAGAACTGACCGATCAGATTGTTGTCTCGAGATGTAGGATCAATGTTGATCGTGCGCATGTAGCCCAAGTCTGAGTAGTACTCGAGCTCGGACATCACCTGCTTGTACGACAGACGATCAATTTGCGAACGGCCCCAAGGCGTGTAGTAACCCATGTAGAGCGACTGGACGGCTGCAGGGTTTCCACGATCGATTGACTTGTCCTTCGTCTTGTTGATGGGAGGAAGGAACTTGAAGTTCGGCATGTGGCTGAATCGTGGGTCAGCAAAGATGCTGTCCAATGCGGCCAGGTGTGCGACCTGTTGCTGCTGATTGGCGATTGGCCTGTCATTTGTGATCGTGTAACTGATCTCGTTCGGCCCCATGCCGAAGCCGTCGTCCTCAAAGATCTTGTCCTTGGAGGCGATCAGACGCAGTTTTTTGAAG